AGCCTGCACAGGAAGAGGCACTGCGGTGCAGACGAACGCAGCAAAGATAATTTGCGTTGCTGAGGTCACCGCATCTGCTCGTTCATGTCACCAAGGAACCCCGGTGCCGGTTACGGGAGCCTTGGATAGCGCAATCTGAGACGCCACATCGGTTTCAAGCCGGGTAACTTCGTCAGACCCCAGTGCCGCCTTTGCCCATACAATTGCGTTGGCCTCTGTAACGTCGGCATATGCAGTGAAACTGGACAGGTCGTCGGTGTTGATGCCCACAGAGCCATATAGACGGCCATAGTGGTCTACACCATCCACTGTCTCTTTATCAGTTACGTCCCAGTGAACGGTTGTGATAACGTCCGCCTCTCCGCCCAGTGATACTGTGCGATCACAGGCCGCTATTTTCCATGTTGCCGCCATTTTACTTTCCTTCCGCCGCTATGTCCTCGGGAGATTCAGCATTTTCCTCTTCCGAAGTCTTCATTGAGATCATAAATGCATTTATGAATGCCTGTTCGGCCACCTTGGCCTGATCCAGTTCAAACATCAGATGTGCCGCTTTATCTTTACAGGAGCGGATCTGCTTAATGATGTAACTCTGCTCCTCGTTAAAGTCTTCCTCGGTGTATTTGGTGCCGTTAATGTTAACTACTTCTTCCATTATTTTATCCTTCCAGCGCAGCAATGCGCTCTTCTAGTTGGTTAATTTTCTCGACAGCCCCTTGTAAGGCTGAGACAAGGCGAGCCTCCTGTTTCGACCAGCCAGCAAGCGTTAGCATTTTCTCACCGCCTTCTGTTACTGGTGCCCCTTCAGCGACCGCATCCGGGTAAACATCTCGAAATTCTTGAGCGATGAAGCCAATATTATGCCCCCCGGTTTTAAAATCGAATTCGCAGGGTTTCAAAGCCATGATGTTATCGAGTTGCGATGGCAGAGGTTCGATGTTCTCCTTCAACCGGCGATCTGAGTAACCGGCAAAAGCAGCTCCCCCTGCCCCATTTCCGACAATCATTCCGTTCCCACCACCGGAGCTGTTATTGAAGGCCACGTAGTACTGGCCGGTCGTCGCTGTCGATGAGCCTTTTTCAAAAATTGCGGCGAAGTCGGTATCGGTAGCACTACCCAAAACATTGAGTCGGGAGTTAGCCCCCGCCGTCTTCCCTATGCCAACATTGCCCGCACTGTCGATACGCATCTTTTCTGATGTATTTACTTGAATAATCGTAGCCGCTACTGAGTTAATAATTCCGTTTGTGCCATCAGTTATAAAGTTTGTAATTGTCGCTCCATCGGATGTGCGACCAAGTTGCAAATGCCCGTTTGTACCAGCAACACCTGACTTTATACTTCCCCCCACGGTTAATGCAGCGACGACGTTGACCGTTCCGGCTGCGGCAATTGTCATGCGGGTTTGATCACTTTGCGTACGGAAATACATAATGCCAGCGGTATCCACAACATCGAAAAACATGGACTTTCCGCCCGAGCCACCAAGCTGAATGACACCTCTGTTCGTCCCGGCATTTTGAAAGCGTAAAACGCTCCCTGCATCAGTGCCTGTTGAATTAAGAGACATGTCTACGGTGGCGTCTTCAACATCAAGGATGCCTGACGGTGACGACGTGCCGATGCCGACCTGCTGACTAGTGTTGATACGCATCGCTTCGGCACCAGTAGTCTTGAACGCCATCGAATTGGTAACATGAGAGTAGAAAATCTGTCCGACATCGATATCGTCTGGGTCGCCGAAACTAATAAATTGGGCAGTGTTGTTGGGGCTGAGAAGTTGAACGCCCATATTGGTATTACTCTCGACCGTCAGGTCTTTATATGTGCCGATTGCAGTACCAGCACTTGCGGTCATCACATGGAGCTTGCCATCTGGTGACGAGACTCCGATGCCGACATCACCCGTAAATGACACCGTGGTTGTTCCGGTAAGAACGCCCATTACTTCTGCATCGGCATCATTCTTTATCGTAACGTCGTTGGTCGAACCCTGCCCGGTTAATATCAATCCTTCGGCTGCTGTATAACCAATTGCGGCATTATCAGCAGCGGAGGTATCGCCGTCAGGCTCAAAGGTTGTCGCTGTCGCCACACCTGATGCGTCAATGGTTGTGACAGTTGCGGCAGCAGGGGTGCCAGAGCCAAGTATGCCATCTAGCGTTCCTGTGAAACCGGTGGCCGTTATTTGATCAGTTGCAGTAATTGCATCGACATATAAGGCTCGCCACCGTACCCCGGTAGTACCTAAATCATCTGTACTGTCAGCATCGGAAACTACATTACCGCCGTGTGTCGTGACGCCCGTCATAAGAGTGGTGCCGGACACCGTTGCGTTCGTTGCAACAAACAAATTCTTTGCAACTCCAACACCGCCATCAGTGTGGATTGATCCAGTCGTTCCTGATGTCGTGTCGGTAGTGTCATCAACGCTTAATATGCCGGAGCCGGTTATGGCCGCGCCGTTGATCGGTCCAGTCGTCGTCAGCGTCTCATTACCGAAGTTAATTGTACCGGAGCTATCAACAATGGAACCAGAGCCAATCGTCAGGGTTCCCGCTGTCAGAGTGTCGAACCAACCCTTGAGCCATCTCACCGCCGTGGAACCCACACTATCTGTACTATCCGTATCTGATAAGACATCAGCGCCGTGCGTCGTGACGCCGGTTAACAGGCTGGTCCCAGAAACCGTCAGGCTGGAAATAATCAGCGGATCAGTGCCGCTGCTCTGGACCTGCATGATCTGCATCGTGCTGGTCGTATTGAGGATACCCATAAACATCTTGCTGGCAGCGTGATTGCCCGCGACAAGGGCCGCTCCATTGTCCTGGAGGGCAATAGCCGAAAGGCCAGAGATGGCTACTGTGGTGGCCCCCGTGTTGACTGTAGAGCTTGCCATCCAGACAAACCGCTGCCCGGCTGCGTAGGCCGTGATCGCGGGGGTGGGGGCCAGCGTGATGGCATTGGCACTACCGCCCGCAGTACCGCACCAGATCATCGCTTCAGCTTGTGCCTGCCCCAGATTGAGACTGTCGGTCGCTGCTGCGCCTACCGCCAGCCCGGTGAACTTCTTGGCGTTCATCGGCAGATTGGCGGTTACCGTGGTCTGCCCATCAACCGCGATGGACTGCGTGAGGGCTGTCGCGACATCACTGTTATTCGCGTCAACCTCAGACGACGATATAACAGTCCCCGACACGAAATTGGGGTAGGGCGAACTGAACGTTCCTGAACCGTTGCGGGCCATTTATCTTGCTCCTAATTTCCGGATTGGATGGTTGGATTTCCGATGCCCTGCGCGGTAGATATTTTTGACATCAAGGCTGTAATCATGCCCACATTCAAATTGGGGGCTGAGTTAGCTTTTTTAGTCAACTCCTCCAACATCGTTTTTTGAACCTTCGGACTGGTTTCGAGAAGTGCGGAGGCTAACGTTTCAGCCGTTTTAGATGTTGGTCTTTTAATCCAATCAATAGCGGGGCGAGACAATGCAAGAGCGGCCCTCCCCGGACGGAGCGCTACCAGTTCCCCCATGACCTCGATACCCCTCTCCGCTGAGGGCGGCAGTTGCCTACCAAGCTCCGCGACGTCCTTCTGGATGCCAGCAGTTGGCGACCCAGTTCGCGGGCCGACAAAAGCATCTGTCCTTGCCTTCTGTACCTCATTCTGAATATCGCCACGAAATGCGTTAAATGATTCATCGTCAGGGAATACCGTCCGCATTTTGGCCCACAATTCCGCTTTCTTGTCTGCGAACTTAGTGACTGCCGCTTGTGTATCCGTGTTAATCATTTTTGATATCTCACGCCGAGCGCCCAGCCTGAATGCCTCTTTCTCGCCCTCAGACATAGCCGCGACAGCCTTCGCCGTTAGTTCCTCGTCACCGCGCAGAAACTTTCTCCCAGCCCACGCGGCGTCCTCAAGAGACGCTGGGCCTGCATAAGCGGCGCGGGCTTCTTTGTACGCGGAGCGCCCTGTCTGCTGATCTGTCGTGATGTCGTCAAGTTTATTGACAAGCGAGCGGCGCACTTTATCGACGGCTCTAAGGTATTCTGTCCACTTTATATTCCCGAAATCGTCACGCGCAGCGTTAATTGTCTCGTCAAGACCTCGCTTCGATGCGTCCATAGCGCGTAGATTAGGAGTCCCTCCAATGATTAGCTCCCCGGCATCATCAAATCCCTTAACCGCATATTCTTGGAAATTGAAAGGCACGTCATCAGCCAGAGCTTCCATCTGCTGTATTCGGATTCCCTTTGCCATACCCTTCTTGATGATTGGATCATCAAGAAACTGCTGAAGCCGGTCGTCCCAAGGAGCAAATACTTTGCCAGCAAGGTCAGACCTCGGCGCGAATGCCTCTTTATACAAAGGTGCTGAACTCTGAGTTTTCACCTTGTGTAAGTTATCAAGTATTTCGAACATTTTGTTCGGCGCGAGATTGTCTGCAGCAGATTGTAGCCTACCCCCACGACCGCCAGCCCTAGTCTGCACAAAATCATCAGCAATCTCAGGGCCGCGTCCCCTTGGTACGTTAGCAGCGGCCCTAGCTAGCTTCTCCCCTTTGATTCCGGCCACATCCACAAGCGCAGTATCGGGGCCACCTTGGGAAACTCTCTGCTGCGCTATCTGGATTCCTCTAGCGGTATCGCCGTCGCCCAACTCAGTCAACAAAGCGAGAATTCTTTTCTCGCCTTGGTTAGTCGCACCCATCTTTGCTATTTTGTTTAAAGCCGTAGATGCGGTAATCCCCGTCCCGAGAGCAGCGGCTAGGCCCAGCCAAGCGTTGTCCGTCGCCTCGGTTGTCCCGCCCCCAATACCCCCGGCGACCACCTGAACCCCCGGTTGCGTCACCAGTGCCTTGCCGACGTTTGCGGAAGTGCCGCCCGCCTTTCCTGCTTTAATTAGCGCCGCACCGGGGAGCATAAAGGCCGCCGCATCGCCAACACCTTTACCTGCGCCGTGCATAATCTTCTCGGTCGCTCCCGTAGGCGCATCCGGACCAAAACTCCCCGTCCGCTGCCCCTCAGAATCCACATAGCCAAACGCGCGATTCACGGGGCGGTTAAGAACGTTTGCCATTGTTGCGCCAGCATCACCAAGTTTATCCCGGTAATAACCCGGCTCCGGCATCAACTCACGAACGCCCGGAATCTGCCGCCCCCCAGCCGCGACTATTTCGGGCAACGCGGCCAAAGTGTTTCCTACTGAATCCCAAACCCCCCGAGCCGCCATTTCGGGCTTGCGGAGTATGGAGGTTCCGAGCGAAATGTCATTAGACGCCCCTTCGGGGGGCTGCTGTGCCGTGGTGGTCTGCGCCACCATTTTTTTAACGGTGTTCTGGATCACTTTGGGATCAGTGCCGTCTGGAAACTCCAGAACGGTTCCGTTCGCGAGTACTGCCTCTATACTCATAAGACGGGGTTCCCCTTCGCGTCGAACTCTAGGCGTTTAGTGACACCAGATGGTGCTGCGGCTGCGTCCGCGTTCTCCCTAGCTTTTTTCTCGGCGGTTTGCAGGTCTACCCATGTTGCCACGGTATTTCCGGGTGTGCCCAAATAACTAGCGGCGCGGCTGTAATAGTTGGCGAGTTTGCGCTGCCCTTCTTTCCTTTTCTCCAGCCATGCTAACAGTTTAGGCTCATCAAGACTTGTTGGAAGCGCCGTTTCGAGCGCCAAATCTAGTTCGCCTTTGGACAACGCGCCGAATGTAACAGCCCCGATAACATCGAGTCCCAAGCGATTCTGAATATTTCTCAGTTCAACCGACGACGCTCGAATATTCGGCAGGTATTGGTCTATGGCGCCAGTCCTCGCGCCCTTTCTGAGGGCCGCGATAGCATCATCTAGATTCCCCATATTTAAGTTTATCTTATTGAGCGACTCAAAAGCGCTACCCGATGCTTTGACAGCTTGCACCCCTGATGCTTGAGCTGAGGCCTTTCCTCGAATAGTTTCAAAAGATTTGGAAAGGATTAAATCAAAATCATCTAATCTTTGTTTGGCTCTGGCTTTTTCTTCAGGCGTTTTGGCGTCGCGCAACGCCTTCCGCCGAAAGGCCAATTCATTCGCGTCTTTGATTCCAGCCGTCGTATCATAGGGTCGTGGCGGCATTTTCTCGATGCCCTTTTTCATTGCGCTATTAAATTCCTCGCTCCCCGGAAAAAGGCCGAGCGCCGCAAGGTTTTTCTCTAATGGCGTCCGGGTATCTGGGCCGGGTTTTTCTCTGATCTTAGCCAGCGCATACCCTTGGTCCCGCTCCGCCGTCTTCTGCTCCATTGCTGCTACCTGCTTCCGATCCATATCGCTCAACATAAGGGCGTTCAACATTTTCTGAGTCACTGGCCCTGGCTTATCCCCAGCAGCCGCTACGGCGGCGTCAATTCCTTCCAGACGCTTCCCCTGAGTAAAACGACCTTGGTCGTCTATATCTGGCAGTGCGTTAAACCAAGCATCATCGGCCCTTCTTTCTATATCGTCAGACGTTTCGTCTATGTCCATTGGCCCACCGATTACTGCGTCCTTTGCGGGCCTTGCATACTTATCCATGATTTCTTGTTCTGATAAATCGATACGCTCTTTCTGACCTGGAAGACCGGACCTGTAAGCCATCAGGGCTTTCTGCATGTTCTCTCTGTCTTTTTTTTCCCTCTCTCCCGTAATATAATCGGCAATCGGGCCGGAAAGTTTGTCAAACATTTGAGGAATGGTATCAAGCGGCACCTTATCGACTGGCCTGTGTTTTATTTGCCGAGTCTTACCATACAGCGGTTTCACGGCCTTCCCGGCCTTCCGGTAGAGGTCAATTTGATTAAATCGCGTCGGTGCACGCATCACATCCTCCAGTCGGCAGCTTCAAACTGCTCGTCACGCCACTTTTGACCCAACTTTTGTTTGCGTTCTTCCATTGCTCTCTCTTTCGCTGCTTTTTCCCTGAAAACCTTATTGATCGGAGCAAAGACGTCTCCATGACCGGAGATTTCTGGGGAGCCTGGAGTCTGCTGCTTTATCTTTCGCTTTTCCCCTGTCAGTGCAGCGGCCATCTTATCGCGGGTAGCGTTTTTGTAATATTCGACAAAATCATAGCGTTCAGACATCTCAGAACCCCTCCGCATAATATTTCACGGCATTGGAGACGGCGGCATTAACAAGCGCGAGGTTGGGAGCCAGAGAGTCGTATAATTCCGGGTATTGGTCTTTTGTGTACGACACCCGCGCCGCTCCGGTCTTGCCCATATACGCAGTGCAACACCAGCAATCCAGACTGTCGCTGTCGCCGCTGGTGGAATAATGGTCGGGGAGACTTATCTGGTGGTCCGAGATGTATTCAAAGACATCCCGATCCGTCCAGTCCCAAAGCGGCGAATGGTAATAAATGCCGTTACCGTCAACATATCCATCAGGCACGCCGACCTTTGAGTCGCACTCCTTCGACCCCCGAATGACGTATTTTATGTCATTATCAAGCAACGCCTGATTCATCGGGTTCCAGATATTCTCCGCGCAGCAGGTGGCGTATGGGATAAGCGTGGCACCGAAATCGGCCTTGGACATCGTTTGCATGAATGGCGTCGAGTCCCACGGTACAATATCCGCCGCCAATCCATTAGTTTCCTGCCAATCCATAACGCTTTTTTCGGGCCGCGCTATAATCAAAGGGACGCCGAATTCTTCACAGGTTTCCGATACGAAATCCTCGACGTGGGGGAATGCACCTCCCGTATTCGTATACAAAGCCTGCATATCTTCAACATCCTTGAAGAGATGAAGGCAGACTATGCTGTCTTTTCCGCCAGAGAATTGAACGACCTTTTTCATCAGAACGCTGCCGCTACAGTGGCAATGCCGCCGATTATAGCCCCGGTGTTGGCGCTTTGCGCTGCGCCCCGTGCGTTAGCTGCGCTGACCTGAGCCGCGTAGTTATTCGATACCAGCCCGGAATAATCAGTGTTGGCTATCCCAGTTTGAGGCGCTGCCGCAAACTGCGGGTTGTTAATCTGGGTGCCGGACATCAAGGCAATCGTCTCATTCAGCGGCAGGTTCCTCAGATATGAAGATTCCTCAAGGGCGCGCTTTCTTCCCGCTTGGTCAAGGCCAAACAGCCCTTGCTGCATATTGAATAACTGCTGTTGCTCCATAAGCGGCGTTGCCCGCTGCGTGAGAGCTTCCTTGATGCCCCTATCTCTTTGGGCACCTTGAGCATCGAACGCCGATCTTTGCATCTGCTGAATTTGGGCCTGCTCTTGAGCCGGTAGCCCCCGCTGCAAAAGCTGCTCTTGGACAGACCTGTCTCTAGCCGCTGCTGCCGTGTCGAACTCCGCGCCGCGCATAGCCTGTATCTGCTGCTGCTCTTGAAGCGGCCTGTCCCGTTGCAAAAGCTGCTCTTGAACAGACCTGCCCCTAGCCGCCGAAGATGCGTCGAATTCAGCGCCTCTAAGCGCCTGCAATCTTTCAGCGTCAGCAATAGGAGTATCTCTTTCAGCCATGCGTTCTTGAGCGCCTGTAGCCCGTTGGGCCTGTTGCGCCGCGAAAGCGGCTTGGTTTGCCTCCAAGGCTCTTTCCTGCCCGGAAATCCCGACATCCCTCTGTGTCAGGCGCTCTTGCGCGCCAGTAGCTCGCTGGGCCTCCTGCGCTGCAAAACTAGCCTGGTTCATCCCTTGCAGCCTTTCCTGCTCGGAAAGGCCGACGTCTCTCTGGGTGAGACGCTCCCCAGCCGCGTCGGCTCTTGCGCGCCCCTGAAGACCGGAAAGCTGGCCTTGATAACCTAAAAGCTGGCCTTGCTCGGAAGCCGGAAGACCCCGCAAATAGTTCTGTTCCGCAATCGCGTTCTGCCGCGCAGACGTCCCCAAGCCGAAAAGACGCGACTGCTCTGCGCCGCCTGCCTGAATTGCCGCATTTTGCGCGCTCTGATAGGCGTCATTCTTGCCCCTGTAAAAATCGTCCATTGCCCCCGAATACGCCTGCGTACCGCGAGCGATACCAGAGTTGGCAAGTTTGGTCTCCATTGCTTGCTGCTCGCCAGAAAAACGTGGGTCAAGGCGAGACGTCTGCTGCTGGTATACCGAATCAATAACTTGCTGACGCGCCGCTGCGTCGGCACCCGGAGCCGCCGGGGCACCGGAGTAATCAAACGGAGTGCCATAGGCGTCAGTGGCCGACTGAACCGCGTTTTGGGCACCTTGTGTGTCAAACGCGCCCGGCAGGCCGCCATAATTAAACGGCTGGTCAATAGAAGATTGCGCCCGATTTGCAGCGTTGGTAATACCACCCGCGTCGGCAGCGCCAGGGAGACCGCTATAATCGAACTGCTCTCCCGCAGCGGAGCCAATTCTCCCGGCAGCGTTGGCAATGCCACCCGCGTCAGCAGCACCCGAAAGACCGCTATAGTTGAAGGGTTGGATCATGCCAGCTTGCGCCCGATTTGCCGCTTCTGACACGCCAGCCGTGCTGGGGGCTGAACCGCCTAAATTAAACGGATCAGAGACAGACCCCGCCGCGCGGTTGGCGGCATCTCCGACGCCTTGGCCTGTCGGAGCCGAACCGCCTAAATTGAATGGGAGCGCGACAGATGCCCGAGCGTTCTCCGCTGCGTTGTACACCCCCCCCGCGTTGGGCGCGCGGGCCACGTTTGCAAATTCATCCACTATATCGCGACGACCAATCTGACGCTCCGTATCGCGGATATCGCCTCGCATACCGCGTAAGGCTTCCCTGGAGATATCGTCATCGGTGGCTTCGACACCCCGAGAAAGCGTGTCTCTCACCGTACCAGTTTGGCGATGGGCGATATCAGCCAAATTGAATGAAGCCTCATTTGTCCGGTTGAGAATCTTCTGTTGGGCGGGATCAAGCGTTGTTGTTCTGGAATATTGCTGTATTCCGTCTACTTTCCCCCCGCGCGGCGTATAAACAGAAGAACCGTATGGCGTAAATTCATTGATCTGATTCAGTCGCGATTGCGCGATAGCTGTTTCTTTGTTAACAGCTCCCTGCGCGGCGGCGGTCCTAGCTGGATCAGGGGGGGCTGGGGCGCTTGGTGATGATTTACCCATTTAACCATTTCTCCGCGTTCTCAGGATACAGGCCATATGTACACGCTGATGTGCCGTCTTTGGCCGCGTATGGATGGACTCCCTCAAGTCTGAAGCCCAGGCCCGTCATAAACTTTCGGGCCTTTTTATTCGATTTCGTGGTGATGGCTGTCATCCGCTTAACGCCCAGTTGAACAAACGGGTAATTCAATATTCCCCGTATATTTCCCGGCGTGGCCCATCTTGGGGTCGCGGTTATGAAAGTGATTTCAATATCAGTTTGACGATAATTGTGGAAAATGGCAACCCCCATTATATCACCGTCATTTGAGGACACTCCGATTGCCGTCAGTGGTCGCGAAAGCGGGGCACAATCAGGGAAATGCTCCTCGGCCCACGCCGCTAATTCATCGTCGCGCCCACAGACCAATTCGGTCAAATCGAACTCCCCGTCTGCCAGATCATGTCATAAGCAGTGAATGACAATGTGATGGAGTTCGTATTCCCGCGAATTGTCGGAGACGCGCACTCTCCTATGCCAAATACCGTCGTCCATGCCTGGCTTGTAACCTCGTCAGCCCAATTGGATTCATCCCATTTTGAGGTGTCCCAGATCGCAGCACTTAATGTCGGTGTCGTCGGGACATTCGTCGGATTTATATTCGAGAAATTCAGGTTCAGATCAATAGCAAACGCTGGCGCTCCATTTGTCGTGAAGTGCGGTCTGCACAGCGAGAAAATCTTTTGATTCCCCCTCGATCCGAAATACGAAAAGGCCGGTCTTATCTTCCAATCTATATCAGCAGAATTGTCGCTGGTGCCGGTATCTGCCTTGTAGATCACCCCACCGTCTTGAGCGCCAAAATACAGATCACCGTTGAACAGCGACCAGCAAGCGGCATTTTGCCCCGTAAATTTGCACCATGCGCCGGTCTGGCTGTTAATAACGTATTGATCCGCCAACAGACTTGTTCTCGGAATGTTGAAGAGTGAGTATGATCCCTGTGGGTAGAGAATGGACTGCCACCCGAATACAGTAGAATAAGCCCTTGTAGACGCAAGAAACTCATTCTGGATGTTGGTCGAGATGGCTTGAGCGGACCCGGCAACCTGATCGATCGGCAGGAAAGTGGACAAGGAAATCGCGCCATCTTGAGTGATAACGGTCAGATCGGAACCTGACTTCTCAAGACACCTTCGGCCTATCGGCTTCCCGATAGTGAAAACACCGACAAGGTTCCAGGACGCCGCAACGCCCGGATCATTCCCGGAATATATGATGCACTCGCCTTCGCTGGTAATCGCGACGAATAGATCGTCCGGCCCGGCACCGCCGTCTCGCGTCCACGATCCTATCGCCTGGATGTAGCCGCCTTTTTTGCATAAACCGCCGATGTCAAATGTAGCAACAGTCCCAGCGACAGATACAACGGGCAGATAACCGAATATCAGACTGCTATTGAAAACGAAGAACAGCCGCCTCTGGTGCGCTGCTACGTTTACGATGCCCGTTGCCGTCACGCCGCTCAGCGTGGGGGTTACGAAGGCGCTGCCGTTGTAATAGATCGGGGCATCCGCGCCGTTCACCATAAACAGGAAATTCCCGCCAGATGTCCCGAACATGACAGTCTGCCATCTGGCGTTTGTTTTGCCCGTCGCGATAGACGTAGAGCCGCCTTCGGCAGAAGAATCATAGATTACCGACCCAGCCGCAGATATCAGCTTCCGAGTAACTGGCCCAGCATATTCGACCAGTGTCTCAACAGCGCCCGAACCGTTCCCGGTCGAGTGAGACGCAAAGCCGGACCTTAGATCGCAGCTTGTCAGGTTTGGGAATATATTCTCCAACTCAACCGCGAAGTCCTCCGGCATGTTTGCAAGAGAATCACGGGCGTTCCAACCCCGCACAGGTGCAGGGATGCTCCCGCTTTGAGAGGTCTTTACTCTGCGGGAATTGTCTGTAATCGGTTGGAGCATATTGCTTAACCCCCATAACCCTTATAGATGGGGCGTCTCGTTAACTGATTTATCATCCGTAGTCGTTCATCTTGAGTTGTCGTAGCGCCTTGCATCTGAGACATATTCGGGTCCACCTCTTGAGGCAAAGTCGGGGGAGGTAGACTCGGGTCTACCCCAAGAGGACTATTCGGGTCTACCCCGCCCGTATTCCCATAAGGCGAAGCGCCTATGGACTCTGGAGGCAGGTCCGCTGGGTTTACCCCACCCGTGTTCCCGTAAGGTGAGGCACCTATGGACCCTTGAGGTAGGGTAGGCACTTCACCTATGGGGGCTGGCTCAGGAGGAACTACTAGGGCTGATTCAGCCGGAGACGAAAACTCGTTGAGCATGTCGTCGAGGATTTTGCGACCCTCTGGTGTTTTCATTAGTTCCGCAATTTCTTTTTCTGTGACCATAACATTATTCCTTTAAAAAACGCCAAATAGCAGGCGACGTGCCATTAAAAAACTTGTTGTAGTCGTCGCCTAAGATTTGTTTTCCATAAGAACCATTATCGAACGGCTCCATATAATAGTCCAAACAAAAACCGGCAGAAACAGATTCCATATATTTTCGCGGGAACACTGTATAATCCACAGCAGCCATAATTTCGTTATTGCCGGAATTTCTAACCATGTCGTAGATGAACAGAACGCCCCCCGGCTTTAAAAGCCTACGAGCCTCCGCTATTGCTACAGCATGATCTTCGTGTCCGATAGCAAAACAGAACAAAACGGCGTCGAATGATTCATCAGGCTCTGGTACGCTGAGAAAGCTGCACGCGTGCTGACGCATCGTTGGATCGGCGTACAGAAGCTGCGCCTCGCTTATATTCACCAAACAAAAAGAAAGGTCAGGACGTAACTGCTTGAAAATCCGCGCTACCTCACCAACCCCACATCCTAAATCCGCCACCCTCGCACCAAAAGGTAACTCAGCCCATCTTTCCAATCGTTTAAGATGATCGAACTCACCGTCAGCAAAACGATGTATCTGTAAAACTTTGATATTTCTTCTTACGAAATCATCAGTGATAACGGCAAGATGGTCTAAATTTATCATCAATGACCCCTCTCGAAGTATCTCATTTTCACTTCTTCAGGTCTAAAAAAATCCTCTATAGCACCGATTGCCAGATCGGTATCGTATTCCTTGCAACTGAAGATATCGATATAGCAATCACCGGTTTTGTCTGAAAAATGCCCAGAGATATTGCTGGTTTCGATCATCTGGCAAAAACTGTAGCCAGACGCGTCCGCGTTATGTGTCGCAAAATGGGCGATCATCGGCTCACCATACGATTTCATATCGATAGCGGAGACGATATTATCGATAAATAACCGGATATTTTCCTCACTTGTCACCCTCTCTATTGGGCAAGACACGCAATCGAATGATGCATGATAGCCCCACGGCATTACGCCCAACTGCCTTCGGGAACATAAATACCCCGGACAGCACTGCTGCCCGATACCATATCGAGGGTTCTCCTGCCACCGGCGCGAGACGTCTCGTTTGCTAATTTCTGTTCGTAAGATCGGAAATCCTCGGAATAATCCAATCCGTTCTTTTTCTTGAATCTCCAGACGATACCCAATTCCATCAGGTTCTCGTCCAAAACGCCGACATCCGCATCAGCCGCCCAAGCAGATTGATTGGTCCCGCCACTGGATTGGCAGAAATAGGTGGACTGATATTCAAACACCCATGTGTTGCCCGCAGAGGGCGCTGGGTAGGCGTAGAGCTTCCCGCCAAATATCCTGTAGCTGGGGTAAGGCCCGGTCGCTGTGCGGGCCTTTAAAGCCTGCCACTCGATAGGCGTCAAAGGTCCAGTCACCGGCTGCGTCAAAGTCCTGTCCCAGAACGTCGAACTGGTAATGTAGGAAAATCCCGGCGCAAGCGCCGTCATAACGCCCTGGAGTTCCGCAGCCAGACTTGTGTGGGTCTTTTCTATCTGGGTCGCAGGCCAGGAAAAACGGTCAAGCAACTGCTTTCCCTCAGTCTGCGCTAACGACAAAAGAGTTCTGACATTCTGGTCAGATGAGGCGACAACAACAGACGGGCGGGTCAGGCCAATTGTATCGCAAGAATTCTGGATTATCGTTAAAAGCGTCATTTATTCCTCTTTTCTCGGCCTGCCGCGCTTCTTCGGGGCGTCATCAAGACGCTCCAGCAAATCCGCAATCTGGCGGTCCTTTTTCTCAATAGACTCGACCAAAGATTCCATCCTGATCTTCAGGGAAGATACCTCCTCCGAAGCCTTATTATTTTCGGCAGACAATAAATAGGACTTGGCCTTCTCGACCATTGCAATGCCGCCCATGCCCAGCTTACGGATGGTATCGGCGTTGGCCTCCGCCAAGTCTTCAATCGTGCGGACTGTAGCGTTCTGGCAAGTCTTCAACTGTGCAGGCGTCACGCCCGGCCAGTTTTTCAGATCGGTCCCATTTACGGGAACCTCCCGGCCTTCCTTCCACGCCTCGTATGCGGTGAAAGCAAATGGCGACGGCGGCTTGCGTTGGTTGTCTCCGTGCCGCCACTCCTTTAGCAGCGCGTCCGTGATCTGCTTATCAACCACCAAACCACCGCCCGGCATAGTGATGATAGCAAATTCAACATCCTTGAAAATCGGCATCCCTTGAGCAATGGACTGCTCGCGGTCTTCCTCTGGTCGAAGCTCGAAATCAACATAGAAACCATGCCGTTCTTCCATCAACATCTCGACCATTTTTTTCCCTTTGAGTTGTTAAAGAAGGGGATGCCTCATCGAGACACCCCCCCCAATAAAGTTAAGCAGAGCTTCCGTCATCCATGAACGGGCGCTGAATTTCGAATTCAGCAAGGCCGGTGGATGGCGTGCCAATTGCAGAAGCGCCCTTGGCAAGTTTCACACGATCACCAGCGACAACAGCATCATCGATGCTGCCTGCCGTGGCAGTTGCGTAAACCAGACCGTTGTCCGCATAACCGGCGAGACACTTGCCCACCGCTTTGCCACTGATCTGATACCAGCCGTATGAACTGGCAACATTGATCGACATCGAAGTAGCAACCGGGCCAATGGCATTAGCAGCCAGAAGCGCGGTTGAATTGTCGTCGGCGTTGTAAGTTACAAACGAACCGACAACAGTTGACGCAATTCCGCTGAGATAAACGAACTCACCGGCACCGTAGGCGGTAGAAGCACGATCCACAGCCTGAACAATAGTGCCAAGCGGCTGGTTCTGGGTCGTCGAGGTATCAGCGATATTCTGCATACCGATGATGGGGTTAACAATCTCATAGTCAGACATTAGATTTTCCTTTCAGGAAATAGAGTTTGCATGAACGCCGATCAGGCTTTCATAACGCCCTGAAGTGAACGGTTCGAGACGGTCATGTTGCCCTGCCAAATGATTGGCAGAACCTGCGCGTCCTGGTTCACCGACGACTTCTCGGGGACTTCCGTCCAATTCGCGTCACGATGGGCGCAAATACCGATGTAATCAGTGTTGAGGAAATACGCATGAGCATCTGGCATACCAGCAGCCGAACTATCGTAAACAACGTCTGCACCCTTATACTTCAATGAAGTAGTTCCGGTCTTCAGATCAGTTGAATTCGTATAGCGTTGGATGCTTGTCTGACTATTGTCGAAGAATGTAAAATAGGTATCATCCATTACAATCAGATCCGGCTTGTCATTATTGCGCGTCAGAGCAAGCCACAACGGGAGCATCATGCTCTCGATGGTGGTTGAGCTTGGCGTAATAGCGCCACCCCCCTGCAACGGCGCTGCCGCAGACTGGAGGATGTTTTTCCAGAACGTGTACGTCCCGGAAACGATACCACCAACAGTGCCCGTGCCAGCATCCGAAACGAGAGCCTGCAAACCGTTAATCTGGTTGGCAGTGGTGCCGTCGCTGTAGATGTCGGTCGAGAAGTTATTGCCAGCGGTACGCATGGCGTTCTTCAGCTTGTTTTTGACGAGCTTGATAACGCCTTCTTTTCCGCTGTTCTGACGAACTTCGAGACCGGAAGCCACCACGTTAATGGCAACCTGCTTCCAGGGGAAGTTGGCAGCAGTGAACACTTCGGACTGAGCAATGCTCAGCGTGTCATATCCACTATAACGCTGGTAAGTGCCGTTCTCTGCGTAATCCAGAGGAACCTGAATTTCCCAGCCGCCGGAGATGAGATCAACACGATCCTTCTCCGTGAGCCGCTGATGCAGGGCAGTATGGTTGGACACATTATCTTCGAGATAAGTGTTTTTGAAATGACGGTACGTTAGCGCCGCAATCTCCGTAAACGAGCTATTAGCAGGCATGATATAGACCTTTCAAGTCTAAGCTGTCATGCGGTCGTCAACCAAAGCTCCGATAAAATCATCCACACTTTTAGCTTTCGCAGCGCCAGACGGCAACGTGCCAGTTGTCCGTATGTTAGTTCCCCCGGCCCGTTTGGCCGCCGTCGCGTCTTTCTTCGCTTTGGCGATCCGTTCGGTTTCAGACTTTGCCTTACGATCAACTTCAATCTTCCCGGAAACCTCGTCATTGGTCGCCAAAGCCATTTTATAGGCCATTTGAAGATATTGGTCGCTTGTAAGTCCAGGTTTACTTTCACGCAGAGCTGAAACAATCGGGATCATTTCGCCTTCGAGTTCTTCATAGAAGGGGTTCACTGTCGCGAAATCCTCGATGACACCCGAAACGACTTCACCTTGCTGCTCCAACTGCTGGTTCTGCTGTTGTGCAAAATGATTTTCGAAACCTTGTAGACGATCCTGCATGGCAAGCAGTTGAGGATCGACGGAGTATTCTCCGACGGTTTCACTTAATGCAGAAACCGGAATTCCACGTTGTTCGAGCAGGTAGCGCGTAAAACCAACGGGGTCACTGTCTGCATAATCGGAAAGGGCTAGAAGCTGACCAATAGCGGTGCCTTCGTCCATTCCGTTCATTGCAAACTGTTGACGCCGTGGCGCAATGGCCTGCTCCAACTTATCGTACAATTTCCTTTGTTCTGCGACTTCCATTGTCTTCCGCGTGTAGTCCGCCTCTTGGCTCTTAACGCGATCTGAAATCCATTGCTGGCTCTCAGGCGGTAGAGTGTAAAAGGCTTCGCGGTCTTTTGCAGACATAGATTGCGGGGCTGTGATGGTCTGATTATCAGGTTCAGAGCCTTCGCTGTCTGCGTCACTGTCCGTTGCTTCCGCAACGGTGTCCTCGGGGGATTCGGAACTCTCCGAACTCTCCGCTGTTTCCTGTGATGGCGTATCTTCAGATGGAGATTCACTCTCTATAGCGTCGAACTGAGCGGCCATGAAATCATCCATTGACTCTTCGACAACAACATCTTCCGCGTCATCCGCCATAATATTTCCCTCTAAAAATCAATCTGTCGGGCGATAGCATCAACCGACTTGTCTATAGCTGCGTCCATAGACGCCTCTATTCTCTTTTTCCCGTTCTTCTTAACGTCTTCGAACTCACCCTTTTCGTGAACCCGGCAACCGTGGGCCTCCAAGTTGTCTCTATGCTCCTTCCGTCCATCGACAGTCTTGCCGGTGATCGGACACGCATACGGCTTATAATCTCCAACCACATACGGCGCAGCCAGATGAGACCGCTTTGAAGAATAATCAACCTGGGCCTTCCTTACATGCGGAACGGCGGTCCACTTGATATCGTCATAATTTTCTTTGTAAGCAGTCATTGCAGCACCGGCTCAATAAAATCATCGTCATCATCCATGACCATCACTGTGGTCTCTTCCAACGGCATACCGCCGACCTCGCGTGTCGCTGAAACAACCTCATTAATCCGGGCCATGATCTCGGACGCACGGGATAAAGCGTCTTCAGGGCTGGTCATATTACCGTCAGGCCCGTTGAATTCAGACATGATCGCCTTTGCCAGATCAACCTGACGCTGCTTGTCAGCCTCACTTGCCTCGAATTCCATCTTTTCACGCGCCATCTGCATATCGGCCTCAATCTTCATGCCGGGGTCAGGTTCAGGCCGCTGTGCCTCGAATTCTCTCAGAGCCATATCGCGCTCCTTCAGAGCAAGCTCTTTCTCAACTATCGTAAGATCAGCCTGCTTCGCATCGGTATCCATCTGGAGCTTCTTCTCTTCAATCGCCAAGTCGGCCTGCTTTGCTTCACTAGCCATCTGAAGTTTGGACTGCTCCATCTGCATCTTCGCCTGCTCGGCTTGCATCTTCATCTGCTCGGCTTGCGCTGCGGCGGCCTGCTCCTGCTGTTGAGCCTGCTGCTGGGCCTGCTGTTGAGCCTGCGCCTCCTGCCCACCCCCGGCAGAACCAGAATCATCCTCGCCAATCATATCCAGAGCGTCTTCAACCTCGCGGCCCATCTTAAACCGGCGAATGGCGGCCATCATCATAACTTTGGCAGCCTCAAGCGGCAGATAACCAGCCGCAACAGCCGGGCCAGCGTTACTGATGAAAGTAGAAACTCCCGTCAATAACTCAGTAACGGCTTTCTGGTCCGCAGCCTGATCTCCCGCAATAGTGGAATCAGTCTCGATATCAACCCGATAAGAGCGCTGCTTGTCGTCCCGAAGGATTTGCATACATTCTTCCCAAGTCGGCTTTTCAAGCACCTCCTCAAGCTGGGGTGGCATCGGCTGCTGCTGCTGGGCCATCATCTGAGCCTGCTGTTGGGCCTGCATCTTCTGCTCCGGCGTCGGGAGCCTTATATCTGTCATCATCGCAAGACTATCAGGGCTAAACTGCTCTGAAATTATCTCGGCAGCAATTCTAACCAAATCACGGGCATAACGCTGAACCTCACGGCCCATGTCGTCAAGGCGCATCGTCCCAAACTGCGCCTTCAACTGCTGCGCGCCCAGCGTCTCGGAAGCAGACGACGAACCACGCATGATGTCGGCGATGCCGGTAATCTCGTAAATCGTCGTCTTTATCTGCTCGCGCTGATTGTATAATTCGTTCAAAACTCCGGCGATTTTCTCAATCGGCCACATCCATATGGCCTTATCCAACCCACCCGACTGCATCAGCGGCAGAACGTCCTGCGCCGGGACCATCATGTTCTCCCCGGCGTCCATCAGATTAGCCATTTCCGTGATTGTGCTGTCGTAAATGCCACGCACCTTGCAAGCAGCAATAATGCCGGATATTCGCTTGGTGATATTGTCAAGCTCATTGGCCTGGTCGCGGTAAAACCGAAATGGCTCAACCGGAACAAGGCTGTCCGTGTTCTCGGTTGCATATAATGGCCGGGGTGTCGGGAAAAACCCGTCAAGCTCTAACGGATCAGGCTCAGTCTTCAAAGGCCGCTCTTTTAGCGTCTTTGAGATGAAAATAACTTCTTTCTGGCGGCTGCACCATATCTCCCACACAACAGCACGCTTGAACGTGTCCGCAACAGCATCCCCGTCCTTGTCTTCCATGCCAATCGGCGTGTTGTCCAGCGCCACCTCGTCGCCAATGTCCTCGCCAAACTTGTCGCGCAAGTCATCACGGGTCATCAGGTGCCGGAAAGCAATCCACTCGACTTCTTCCCATGTGCGACCCGGACCAACGCGAAAATCAGCCCAGTTTACATGCTCGAATTTGACTTCCTCGCCCTTTTTTGCGTCATAAGGGTCGCCGTTCTCGTCAGACTCCTCGCCCATATACGGCTCATACCGCACCCGCGTAACACCGCGACCGCAAATCTGCTGATCTTTAACCGCCAACCGCATATATCGGTCGAAATTGCAATCATCCATCGTAAACGACAGCGCACGCTCCAGAACCTCCGATATCTCCTTGCCTAACGGATCAGCGTCACGGTAGCGACGCCGCACATCCGCCTTCGGAGACTGATTGAACAGCGCAGGGCAAATCGTCTGGATGTTCGAATACAGAATGTTGTAGCGGTTGGCAGACGAATAGCGCCGGTCATTCTGCGATTTCTCGTCGCGATAACGGTTCTGAACGTCCTTTGCACGCTCACGCCAGTTTTCCTCAGTCTTGTCGGCGAGGTCAAGCTCGGCAATCCAGCGCGCAACAACGCCGGGCGCACCCTTGCCAGCATCTTCGGGCGTGACTAGCGTGCCACCCTGCTCGCCAATTGAGTTATCCTGCATAGCCGCCCTTCTTACCGTTGCCACCCAGCGCCGCCATCATACCGCTGCGGTCGGCCTTGTTGTATTTCTTAGCCACAGACTGCGGAACTCCGGCCTTCTTGGCAAACGTCGGATTGTTCGCCGCTGCGGCCATAAAATTCTTCTGTTTCTTCGATGTGCTGGGCATTTCACAATTATTGCCTCAGATCAAGAACTTTTGCAAGTTGCAAGTTAGAAAGGCTAAAAACCCCCGGAAATAGGTTTCTGGCTTTCTAACTGATCCTGTATTGATTCCTCAATCAGGCGATCCTCTTCACGATCCTCTTCACAGGCCTCTTCCAGAGCCTCGCGAGTTTCCGTCCACTCCCGTTCTTCCGGTTCTTTCCATAACTCCTCTAACATCGCTTGTTTAACGGCTCCCATGATTTTCTCCTACTATCTGTTTATCTATGATCTCAATCATACTTAGCCCGCCGCTTGCTCACCGATTTTATCATGTCATTCATGGTCATGGTGGAATTACCGCCGATGTTCAGTATGGGGTTGAGGGTGGGTGTTTTGAGCTTGGGAACATAGGGCCGACTCATTAGACCGTACCTTGCTTCATCGGCGGCATGATCTTCCGCGCTTGTGTCGAGGTCTTCCGGTCGCGAACTATCGTGCTGCAATGCCGGAACGGTGCGGATGAAATCGGTGCAGGTGCTGAACACAAACATCATTGGCAGATGGCCGTAGGGATCGCCCAAGTCCTCCCCCACCATCCGCGCCCGCATCTGGTCCCAGCCACCCATAGCGCCACGGGTTCCGACCCGCTTATTGTCGGCGCGTCGGAAATTGATCTTCATGCGCTCTACTATGGACGGGCCGCCGTCCTGGCTGAAGGCCGCTGGGTCAATCACGCTGTACTGGATGACATCACCCACATCCCTGAGCCTGATGCCATCGGCGACTTCCTCGGCGGTCATCTTCAACCCGACATCTGGCCGCACCTCGCCGTTCGGGTCTTTCTCGACGCCGTACCACTCGCGGTATCGAACAACGGCACCACGCGGAATTGTGTGACCATCTGGCGTCTTGAACAGGTCTGGGCAGACAGCCCACCAACCAACGGAGAACGGCTTGGCCGAGCCCCAGTCACAAGAGCGGAACCGAACCCAGTCCGACGGCACCTCGAACGGGCGCACAATGTGTTTCTCAGGCGACCAACAGTCAAAGAATGCGCCGTCAACCACGTCCCAGTCGCCGTGCAGCCACGCCCTTACAAGTTCGGCACTCCCACTCTGATAAAGCCGCGCGACGTATCCAGGGTCACGCATGAGCGTTGGGTTGTCGGAGAGCTTCGACGGGATAAACACCCGAGACATTCTCACGCTTTCCAGCGTGAACGGGTTTTTATACGTCTCCCATAGCATCTGACCGCCGGACGGGTTGGGATCAATGTATCGGCTCTTGACCCACTGATGGCCGGGACCACCAGGGTTGCCGGTAGCGTGGAACTGACACGGGACACCGACGCTGGAGCGCAGCGTAGCCCTGATTTTGTTAATCGGGTCGGGGCTGGCCCAGTTCGTCAGTTCCTCGAAAAACAGATCGGTGTAGCTGTGACCTTGGTAATTTTGGGCGTCCTTGTCGCGTTCCAGATACTCAAATTTGAGGCGCGCGCCACTGGGAAATGTCCACTGCCGATCCGTGTACTTTGCGCCAAGCGCCGCATAGATGTCCTTCGACCGCTCAACCGCTTCTTTTAAATCCTCACGAGTTTTTCTGAAGAAAATGCCAACGGCGTCCTTGCCAAACTTAGCTTGCTTGAGCGCAAACTTGCCCAACATCCCGTCGGTTTTCCCGCCGCCTCTCGCACCGCCAAAGAATATTTCATCGGCTGGGCATTTCAAAAGCTGCGCCTGCGGCGTGCTAAATGGTGCCCATGCGATTAGTGCGTTATCGGATCGCTGTGCTGCTCCGCCCATTGCCGCTCCCATTCGTCTGGCGTCATTATTTCATCGGTAACGACGGCCACGCGCTGCGTGACGTCGGCGATAACCTGTAGCGGTAGAACCTTGCCCATTAGCCCCATGAACGCGACTGGGTTCTCTTTTGCCTGCACGACCAAGTAGCCAACCATTCCAGCACCATCGCCCGCTTCATCTGCTGCCAGAAGAATACTGTCGCGCAGCAATGCAGTGCGTTTATTCGGGGTTCCCTTCGGTCGCCCCTTGTGGTTCGAGCTTTTCACGAGGTTGTCATTTTTCGCTTGTTTAGCGGCCATTTGTTTCTCCTTGCAGTGTCGCCAGATCACGCGCTGCGGTGCAGTGGGAGGCTGCCCCAAATTAGCAGCGATCACTGACGACGGAATGAATATATCACACTGGCATTTTGCTTTCCATGTTTGTGTAAATAACCCCTAGCCCGCAGTGGTACCCCTTTTACCCCCACCCTAAAGGGTGTGGGGTAGTTGGGGTACCTGTTTCTGCCGTTCTTAGCCCATCGTACCCTAAAAACCCTTTTAGTACCCCAGGGGTTTTTAGGGTAGCACGCAAAAGTTGTCTAAGCATTGCGTGAGACAACCATTGCGGAGGACCAAACGGCATCTATGACGACCCATCCGTCCGCACGTTTTTCGATCATATTTGCCAAAAGCAACGCCCCGATTAGCTTGTTGTCGTAGCTCGGATTGAGCATATTTTGAATTGTCCGTTCGGCCATGCCGTCGCTTTCAAGTTTGCGAGTTAATCCCGCACGGGTTAGATATGGCTGGCTGTTGATATCCTCTGCGCCGGATGTCCACCAAGCATTCTCAAACATCTTTTGATGCTTGGCAAGAGGGCTGTCTTTCTTTGCTTTGACAGGCTCTTGCCCGGCGACCAATACGGCGCTGGTCACCTGCTCGCCGTCCTCATCCAGCCAGCCTTGAATCGGCACTGATTGCAACTCAGCGAACACCGACTCGGCTTCCTCGGCGTCTTTTGATTTTCTCTGAATGATTTCAATGGTATCGCCGGGCACAACCGATATCTCAATATCCAGAGCGCCACGCCATGCACTACTGCCCCGCGCACGGTGCTGTGCCTCGGCGTTTACGCCTGTGTGATGCACAAGGATCACACTGCATTCGAATTCGTTAATCAGGGCAGCACAGGCATCGAGCATGGATTTAGCGTCTGCTGCGCTGTTTTCGTCGCCATCTAAGAACCTGTGAAGCGTATCGACAACGATGATTTCAGGTGGATTAGGTAGCGCGCGGAGGGCATCCGCCGTTTTTTGGTAACCGCGCGGGGTGTTGAGGTCCAGACCATGACGTGAGAGCCACATATCTAGCCCTAGAATGGCCTTGTGCTGCTTCCAAGCTGCGACCCTGCCCCGCAGACCATGATGGCCCTCACCGGCCAGATATACCACCGTACCGGGGCGAACCTTGTTACCGAACCATTCGCTGACCGCGCCCTTGCTGGCAACCGATAGCACCATATCCAGCACCATAAACGTCTTGCCGCCGCCAGATGGGCCGTGGACCATAATTAGGGCTTGACTTTGGAGCCATCTTTTGATTTGCCACCGGATAGGGGCAGGCTGTTCGGAGAATTCGTCCGCCGGAATTAGCCAATCATCTGCGGGCGGGAACAATAACCCGGCCAGATCGCCGCCTTCTTGCTGGTAATCGTTCGCGTCACCCTCGTTTGGTGGCATTACGATGCGCCCGCCATGTTTGGCGGATGCCTCATCGGCCTTATTCCGCCCGACACCGGATGCGTCATTATCGGCCACGATTACGATTTCCTGCGTCTGGCCGTGTCTGTCGCGCAACTGCCCGACAATCTCCGGCAGATTATTTGCGGAATAGGCAATAACGCAAGGACGACCGGATATCTCGTGGATTGTCGCGGCGGTAGCGTATCCCTCGGCCACGAAGATCGGCCCCGGCGTGACCTCGCCCAACGTCCAGGAACAAGCCTTCGTCGTGCCGCCGGGATGGTAACGCTTTTCATCGTCGGAGATATATTGCAGGGATGCCAGATCGCCATCCGCGCTGTAAAGCGGGACAATCAACCGGCCATCGCCGGTCAGGCGTGCGCCATGCGGCTCAATGCCCTTGCGCTTTAAATACGGGTGATCCGGGCTGGCGGCTATGGCCTCAGTCCAGATGGTGTCCACCGTGCTGGCTGCGACTTCTGCCTTTTTCTCGCGCGCTCGTTCTCGTTCAGCTTTGGCCTCGGCTTGCCGACGGGTGATTGCCATATTCTCTGCGGCGGTCAGTTCGCGGCCAATCTCAGCCTTAAATACCGCATCGATCTGATCGCGCCAGCAGCCAAAGCGCCCGGCGACAGGCTCATCGGGGAAGGCAATATACCAGCCCGAATCGTCGCGCTTGCGGCCTTTGGTGCTGAAGCGATGAAGCTGGCCGTCAATTTCCAGCTTGTGCGGCGGCTCGATCCCTGCGGCTCGCATGGCGTCAGCCAGTTGCAATTCGGGTGGATCAACCTGTTTGCTGGACGGGATGAACGGGCCGCCAAAGATATTTTTGATGTCAGTCATTCAATTCACCCTTGAATCTCTCTAGATACAGTACCGCATCCATTAGCTCTTCCTGCAAATTATTTAGCCATTCCATCGCGCCCGCCGGGTTGTCAGCCATGCTGACCCCATAGGTCACCATACCCTCGCGGCTGCGCTCATGGAATTTATCCGTGACGGTCTGGACAATCGGGTCAATCTTCAACTTTCAACTCCCCTTTGCTGATTCGTTCGATCTCGAATTGACGTAATCTAGGCGGATGATCACCCCATCGATAGGTGCCGTGCGGCCATATATTCAGCCGCTCAGACATTTTCTTACGGCTGCCAAAGTAGGCAATTGCTTCGTCCGTTGTCATTTTTTTCACCCTTTTGTTAATTTACATGTTTACACCATAGGCCAACTTCTATATCAATGTAAACACGAAATCGCAACCGGGATGGCCCGACCGCGATATAACAGGAGAAAGCGATATGTTTATTGGATCACGCTACACCCTCACCAACCCTGATCGTTCGATGATCGGCTACGAAAGCATTGTGGTCAAAGAACGGGTGCTTTCGCGCACCGAGGAGCGTGTCAGGTTCATCGACCCCGGCGAGGCGTCGGTTACCGTTACCGCGTACTGCTACACGTTGATGTGTCTGGTGGACGGAGGCTCTAGTGCCGAAATTAACGAGGACGAATTTCAGGAGGAGATTATGTCCGGTTACTACGATCTGACTGGTTGGGGGGAATAATTATGATAAACCTCAAATCAACATCGACCGTCAAATCCGGCAGCATTAAAATGCTGGCATACGGTCAAGCGGGATCGGGCAAGACCAGCCTGATTCCGACATTGCCAGCGCCGGTCATCTTATCGGCGGAGGGCGGACTGCTCTCGATCTCGGATAAGGAAATCCCATTTCTCGACATCTCCGATATGGACGCCCTCCGCGAGGCGTATAAATGGCTCGCCGAATCGGACGAGGCCAAGCAATTTGCTAGCGTAGCAATCGACAGCATCAGCGAGATCGCAGAGGTCTGCTTGGGGAAAGAAAAGGCGCTCGCCAAAGACCCTCGGGCCGCATACGGCGAGATGCAGACCACGATGGCCGAGATCATCAGGTCGTTCCGCGATTTGCCAAGGCACATCCTGATGACGGCCAAGCTGGAGAAGGCGCAGGATGAAATGGGCCGAATGCTTTATTCGCCATCGATGCCGGGGAATAAAACTGGGCAGAGCTTACCCTATTATTTCGACATTGTCGCCGCTTTGCGGGTTGAAAAAGACGCGGAAGGCGTGACGCAGCGCGCGATGATGCTGGAGTCAGACGGGATGTGGCAAGCCAAAGATCGGTCGGGCAAGTTAGCCGCTTGGGAAGCGCCTAACCTCGGCGAAATCATCAAAAAGATCGGAGAATAAGATGTTAGACGATCTGGCTAAAAAATGGCTCAACGCGAAAGAAGTGGAGGCGATGGCGGTCGCTCGCCGCCGCAAACTTGAGGACGAGCTAACATCGCTGATCGGCGTTGCCGAAAACATGGAGGGCACCGAGAACGTCGAGACGGACGGCGGGCATACGATCAAGATCACTGGGCGCATAAATCGCAAGGTCGATGGCGCGCGTATCCAGGAAATTGCAGCGGAGGAGGGGCTGGAGGAACACCTCTCTAGCCTCTTTCGCTGGAAGCCGGAGATTAATATGTCAGCGTGGAAATCTGCTGACAAATCGATCACCGGGCCGCTTTTGCGCGGCATCACCACCCAGCCCGGTCGGGCATCATTCACTATTACAAAGGAATAATTCTATGGGTTTTCTTGAGGAAACTTTCGATATCAACGACATGCCGGTTGCTGAAAAGCGCAATTTCGATCCGGTTCCAGCAGGCTGGTACACCGCCGCGATTGCGGGTGCTGAACTGAAAACCACCAAGGCCGGGACCGGCAACTACATCGCTGTGCGGTTTGATATCACTGGCCCGGAGCATCAGGGTCGTGTGGTCTTCACCAACCTGAACACCCGCAATCCTAATCCAAAGGCGGAGGAAATCGGGCGCGCGCAGCTTGGTGACATCATGAGGGCTACCGGAGTTGCGAAGTTGGAGGACACCGACCAGCTTCTCGGCGGCAATCTTTCCATCAAGGTGACGGTGAAAGATGATCCGACCTATGGCCCAGGCAACGAGGTCCGGGCGTTCAAAGCGGTCGAAGGTTCAACGCCGCCTGTTGCCGCACCCTCTGCCCCCCCGCCTTGGGCAGCTAACTAAATAGAGAAGGGGGCCGGGGGGAGACTCCCGGCCACTTTCCAACTCAATAAGAAGGGGAATGAAATGAATGAAATGAACGAGATATATAGCCTGGAGTGCCCGCGATGCGGGGAACGAAATCTGCACCACAAACTCATCCGAATATATGGGAGATTGGAAGATGGCCCGACTGCATACACTGAGATTTCAGCGGACGCTGACGACCCCAAGCAAACCCCCTGGGTCGATAATTTCCCGGAAAATCCCAGTCCACGGCGAGACGCTATCTCGATAGTATTTCAGTGCGAGCATCACAAGGGGAACCTGTCATTAAATATTTGGCAGCACAAGGGATGCACTAATTACAGATGGACGGAAGAAAAAACATGACAGCGATACCACCAGCCATCCACACCATCGCCAATCTGATTGACGAACACCACGCCGCCCAGCCGGACGAGCCGCGCTTGCATTTAGGCGGCTCGGTGCTGGGCCACCCCTGCGAACGCTGGCTGTGGCTGTCGTTCCGCTGGGCAGTGCGTGAGAAGTTCCCCGGTCGCATTCGCCGCTTGTTTCGGCGCGGTAACAATGAGGAGGACATCATTACGGACGATCTCAAGGCCATCGGAATTGATATCAACAGCACAGGCGAAAAGCAGCGGTTTATCAAATTCGGATCGCACGTTGGCGGATCAGTTGACGGCATCATTGAGTCCGGCGTTCCCGGTGCTGAGAAAACCCGCCACATTGCGGAGTA